GCTAGCAGGTATTAATATAGTGTAATTAACGGTTCTCGATATACTACTTCCGCTTGTGTTTGTAGCAAATGAATCTGTATCCCTACTTAATATTGTGCCTTTTGCAATAGAAGGATCTGTAATGAAACCGCTACTATCAACGTTAAAACCTAATAGGTTTGCTGTCGTACAAGTGAAAGTACCTAGCGATACTGTAGGTTCTACGGCTTCTATGTAGAACGGGCTACGTGCATTAATTTTTGTACTCATAATAATTCGTCTATATCTTTTAAAAATGCTTTTACAACATCATCACCAAAACGTTCATATGCCAAGTTAAATGGTCTTGTAAAAAACAATGATGGCTTAATGCCCTTTTTATAAATACTGTTCTGTAATATGAATCCTATCGTTTTATAATTACCCTTTTCATATCTACCTTTTTCATCACGTAACCTAAAACGTCTTGCCTTTGCCCACTCCATTAACGGCTTCATTGGTGGTTTCTTGTTCGTAAATGAGTATGGCGTATTGTGTTTTTCTTCTTTACCACTTACCCCTTTATCTACGAACTTACCGTAATCATTCATATTAAAAGACACCTTCAAACCATCTTCTGTATCTTCGACAATGTACTGTAGTGAATCGTATAATGATCCTGAAAGCGTTTTCTTTTTCTTAGTTAATGCGCTTCTACTCTGCGTGACAACATACTTGCCAAACTGCTGCAATACTTCACGTGTTCTTTTTAATCGCATATGTCAATATCATTTTGAATAAGGACATCAAACGTGCAAGACCACCCTGTCAATAGGTGTTCAAATCTATCAACAAATGGCTCACAAGAGGGCGTACCGTCAACTTGATATTTATCTGTGTATAGCGTGCCTCTAGATAGTTTAGAGAGCAATAGGTTTAATACAGCTAATTGTGTATTGAGTACATCTTGTTCATTAGTATTACCTGTGAATATGTCTGTTGTTTCTTCTTTAGAGACATCTACAATATCCATACAGAGTACTGATACACTTAACCTCCAATGGTTAGTATTAAACTGTGCGCTGTTTACGATAATGTGTGCAAGAGGGAATATAGTCTGTTTAGATAAATCAACATCTGAAATATCTCCTGTTGTAACTGTATTAACATTAACGTCATCGAGCAACGTATCTCTTAGTGTTTTAGTTATCTGATAATATCCTCTTACTCCTTGGTTACTCATCTTGTATTGTGTTTAATCTGCTTTGCTTCGTACTCGTTCTTTTCCTTTAGAAAGACTAACATTGTTAGACATTCGTGCATTGTCATCTCTGTGATATGTCTAAATCTTGTAATATCTCCTTGAGCGAGTGCATATATGCTTTGATACCACCCCCATTTTCTTCCAAAATTTGCTTCAACTCCGAGTCCATCCCCTCCATTTCCAAACAATTCATCGTAACGCTCACTAACTCCTTGTTTAAATGATAAAAAAAAACATAAGCACCTAGAGCTACATCGAGTGGCATATCCAAAAAATCATTTGCTTTATCTGTACCCTTGTAAGGTTCTATATCATAACGATCGTCTTTAGAGTGTGTAATAGGTCTATACAAAACCGCCATAGCCTTATGCATATTTTTTGGGTCTGATAGGTAATTGTCAAGATCAACATACTCTCCTAAACTAATATCGTCTAATACAGGTATAAAGCCATACTCAACACCGTGCATTGTGAATCGGTTAATGAATTTGCTTTTGCTTTCAAACAAGCCCTGTATGTGTTCTACTGTATCTACTAGGCTCTTGTATCTAATGTTTGCTACATCTTTTAAGTCTATGCCACAAAATATCTCTACTAGCTTTTGCATATAGAATGGTGTAGCTAAATCGACGTCTTGATCTAAACGCACAAACTTTTGATACTGTTTTAAGGTAACTTCACTAAGACTTGATGGTACAAGAATACTCGCTTTCATATTAACATAACGTTTTAATGGTACACTTTTGCATACAAAAGGGCATCATTTCTGACACCCCCTTGAACCAATTAATAAATAAACACAAACAATAATTATATCCTTTCTCCAATCGCTTCATTAATCGCTGTCTGCTTACAACTATCGGAACAAAAATCATCATCTATATCTTCTACGGGATTGCCACAATGTTCGCATCCGTAATGGTGGTAATCATTTATTATATGTTCTGCAATCTCAAAATAATTGACTGACCTTACAAAAGCTACTGCATAATCATAAGCCAATCCTTCTCCTTCGTATTCTAAAATTGACTGAACGTAATCCTCTGCCGCTTCTGCCATTTGACTTTGGTTCTTGCCGTACTCATTGTACCACGTTTCACCATCGCCATCAAAAATCTCTAACGCAACTCTCCACGTTGCATAATTTGTCCATCCGTTGTATTTCTTGTTATTTTCCATATCTTAAATTTACAAATTTCTTGTGTTACTACCAAATTGATTGCGCCATTCGTGCGCTTCTTGTATTGTCTTGTGCTTGTCTCCTAAAACCTTACCACATATTGGTACTAATTCTGTGAGGAATAATCCCTTAAATTTAACCTTACGTGTGGCTTTGTGTCCTATTGTATCTAAACGTTCCATCTTACGACCTTGATAACCGTGTGGTCTATCCTCATCGTCGAACGCTAAATCAATACTACCTAAATACTTTTTTGTCTCTGGGCATATTACATCTAATTGATAACCCATAATTTCAAATCTTGTGTCCATTGTGTGTTGTTTTTCTATTACTCTGTAAATATACAACAAACTTTTGACTTATCAAATTTTGTAGATAACTTTTTTTATCCTATATTGCAGTAAATATAACACGTAATATGAAATTAAAAGTAATAATGCACGACCTCGAAGGTAATTGGTTTAATGAAACTACTATAATGTTGCAAGAAACATTTAACAAGTATAATGTAATTCCAAGTAAAGGGGATTATATATCTTGTGATGTTGGTGATGCACACAAAGTAGATTATGTACAATGGATAGAGGGTTTAATTTTAGTTGTGGTAGAATATAACGAACACTATCAAGAGTATCGCGAAAGATTAAATAAACGGTTTTAGCGAATAGCGTATCGACCAAAGTTCGGTTTCGATAGCTTAGAGTAACACGCATAACGTATCGCGTCGGTTGTATGGTTATACATATCGATCGGTACGTTTAGTACATTACCGTTCTTATCCTCTTTCCATTTGTAGTTCCTAAACTCTTTGATCACATTATCACTTCTTTTAGTAATGTATAAATGATAACGCTTAAGCATATCAATACCAATGTTGATACTATCCCTACCTTTCTCACTAGGTTTTACATTCCAACCCATTTGCCTTAACTCCACAATACTCTTTGGCTCTGCACTATCAGCAAATATCTCTGCCCTCCTATCAATGTCAAGAGAGCGTAACTCATTACCAATGTCTCTATTAGTCATACCCGTTCTGTAAATCAACTCATTAAAGTACAAGTTGTTTTCTTTTTTGTAAACAGCTACTAATGTGGTAGGGTCATTAGTATATCCAAAGTCCATACCATATGATATTAGTGTTGCGTCTTGTGGTATCTTTTCTATAGGCGTATGATTAAATATGAGAGTCTTACCGATACCTACTTGACCAAGACCGTAAACACGCCAGTAATCCTCATCAGTATCTCTTAGTAGTTCAATCTCGTCTTTAATCGACTGTGGTAAGAATGGATTGTTTTTATAGGTTGTAATATGAAACTCTGCGTCATCACGTGTTTTAACCTTCTCATATATCCAATGGAACTCGTCAGACGGGTTGTAATCGATTATTATCCTTCCTTCAGTACGGAATACCAACTGTTGCCAATCTTCCCAATGTAACTCGTTAGCTTCGTTTATAAACAGGGTATCTCTTTTACGACCACGTACCTTTTGCGGTTGATCCAAAGAAATGAACTCTATAAGGTTTCCATTAAGAATGTATTCTGCACTAGATTTGTTATGATTCCTTTCATCGTATAATTTATAGTCCTGCAATATCTGTATGAAGTCTCGCATTGCAGACGTACGTAAAGCAGGATAGGTCTTTCTACATATCGTAATAACCTTTTTCTTGTTCTTTAACGCATACCCAAAGATTAACCACATTAGAATATTATAGGTCTTGCCCGAGCGAGTACCACCCTGCTCAATAACAATCCTCTTGTCTGTCTTTTCGAGGTGTCTAAATACTCTATTGGTCTGTATCTCCCTCATCAACGGTGTCTATCACCTCAACTCTAAAATGATTATCAGTACCCATATCTACCTCTTGACGTTCTACATAACCACGTTCTTTACCTCTAGTCTTTAAATAGAATATGATACTTGTTTCTCTGTTCTCTTTTATATTCTCAAACAACTTGCTCTCTGCAAAGTCAAGACAAACGTTATGTATTGAGTCTACTTCTTTGCGATACTCTTCATCTTCATTGTACCAAGCGTAATGCGTTGATCTGTGTATTCCTGCATTTTGTGATGCAACAGACACTATCCCTAGATTTTTCTCTAAAGACTCAATCATTCTTTTTTTAGTGTCGGATGTGTTCATATTACTCTAATTCACTTTTCTTAATCTCAAACTCTTCCATACAATGTGGGCATATCAATTCTAATGTTTCAATATGCGTTGCTTCTGCACTAAAACGATCCTCTAAATCAGTACGTTTCTTGGTTACTTGTTCTTCTGTTATAGGCTTAATATCGAACCCTACACTTTCGTCTAACCAACTCGTTAAATCTACATTTTGAAAGTAAGTCTGCATTTCTTCAAACTGTCCTATTTCTCGTAACTCTATAACAAGTTCGTCATTGTCCCACATCGTCATTTCGTGAGTCTTGTTATCTGCTATACGATATGCTTTTGCTTTACGATCATCTAAGTCTGTAATTATACAGGGTGCTGTCTCGTGTCCTAATTGCATTAATGCTTTAAACCTTGCGTGTCCAGTAATAATAACCTTGTTCTTGTCTAATACTAATGGTTGATTAAAGCCGTAATCCTTTATGGACTTCTTTAACGCTTCTACCGTTTTGTCGTTCTTTCGTGCATTTCTCCAATAGGGTTTAACCTGTGTAAGTTTAATCTCTTGTACTTTCATAATACTTCTTTTTTACTTGTATTTGTTTTTTTGACTCCCAAGCCTTTTTGTAATCTGCGTCTGCAAATAGTTTGCTAAATCCTGTAATATGTTTTAACCTCAACAGTTCTTCTGCTTCCATACCTAGTTCTTCACAAATATCGTGATCTTCCCATCCATTGTCAAGCATACCAAACACAATACTACTCATACCTTTAATTGAGTGTTTTCCTCTTGCTCGGTTGTGTCTTACCGTTGATGCCATACGATCATTAATATCTTTATCTATCACTACTACAGGAACTCTACCGTGATTGCGTTCAAGTATATCGTTATGTGATTTACAGGTGAAATATCTATGGAACCCATCAATAATAACGTATTTATCTTTAGTTTTATCATAGACAGTAACTATTGGCTGTGTGTAACCATCGTGCTTAATAGACGTATAGAGTAATTTCATCTCTATTGTGGCTACACTATTAGGGTTGTAGTCGTTTGCTTGAACCTTATTTATATCAACCCACCTGACTCTATTTACAGGTTGAGTGTTTAAAGGCGAATACCGATCTATCACTTCTTTTACAGATTCTATTACATTAAGCTTGTCTTGTACGTCTGCCTCTGTGTCTTTTAAGTATTTTTCTAATTCTTGTAGCATATTATCCATAAATATATTTGTTTCCTTTTGTCCATTTTGTTGTAATCCCTTTTTGATACTTCTTCCAATTTAATATATCTGGTTTTTCTGTGAAATTACGCAATTTGGTTAAGTCTTCGTCATTCGCTAAAATGGTGTAAACCTGCGCTCTATGCAAATCCTTTATATGATGCATCCCCTTGTACTGTTCATCTTGTTTTTTCCACGTTCGGAAAAACTTTGCTTTCACTTTTTCATTCATAACTAAATGTTCAGTAAGGTAATCTCTGTACTCTGCCCAATCTTTAAACATAAATGGCAATTCTTTCACAAAAAAGTTTTTCTTCATCTTACCTGCGGTGTTTATTCCTGACATACGTTTTGTGAGTGCAACCCACGTCTCTTGCTCAACCTCCTGTAGATACTCCATAACCTGTAAGGCTGTCTCGTGATGTAAATTAGACACTCGCATACTACGGATAGGGACACCGTGCATATACTGATAGTCATAAACCTTAGTGTATTGCCATTCGTTATCGTGTATTGCTTTCCATACATCAGTATAAGACCAATCGTAAATAGGATAAAACGTGTAATGCTCTTCTTTCTTACTAAGTCTTTTACCCCACGTAATATCTTTATATGTCAATGCCTCCGTCATAGCTAAGTATCTGCGCGGACTTTCCTCTGCGCGTACACCGCCTAAAAAACACATACGTTCTCCTTTGTAATGGTATGCAGGTATAGCAGAAAATAAATCATAAAACCTCATTGTGCCATACACATTCTCTGTAAGTGCTATAGGGTTGCGTGGTCTCATTGTCTCTGCTCCTTCTTCCCAAGCCACTATCCATTGTTTGATATTAGACGATGCGTTAAATATATGAAATGGTATCTGTAACCACATTGGGTCTATACGTGGATCGGCAAATACATCCTCCATATAATCTATAACCGCTTGCCACTCTGCCTCTTGATCCAAGAACATCACCTTTAACGGCAACCTGTTCTTTTCTTCTGCGACCATAAGCGCAAGGTATAATGTAACAGTAGAATCTTTACCACCACTAAACGATACCACTACATTTTCAAACTCATCAAACAAGTATCTTATACGATCTAATGATTCTTCAAATACATTTTGTTTTTTATATATCCTCATTTACTTATCCTATCTGTGTGACTCAATAAAGTATTGTTTTCTATATAATGAAATATTTTTTCCTTAGCTTTACTCTTACCCATTAATTTTTTACTATCAATACTACAAGCTAAATAATACATACTATCCTTGCTAAGAGATAATAGTTGATGCGGTGAGTGTGTGTCTAAACAAATCAACATATTATTTTCTAAGACTGTCTCTACTTTGTCTAACCCTCTCAATGCAAAATTATCCACCTTAAGTATTAAATGCCAAGTGTATCTTGGATATCTAGGATCTTTGTGTAGTGGTGTTTGTTTCCTTACACCTATCCAATGAGGTTCACTTGTGCTTTCGGCTGCTCCCCACGTTTTTAATTGATGTCCTTTACCATCTAATACTGCATTAAATTCTTGCTCATTAAATGAGTAATTGTAATCTAAAACATTTCTTTCTACGTGAAGTACAGGGTTGCTCACCTCACCTTCTTTTAATTCATAATCCCATTTTAAATCCATAACTTATTTTTCAAACGTTAAACTCTGTCTTTTACTACTACGCCTTGGATCAATACTAGATTTTGCAATCCTATGATCTACAAGACTCGGTACGTGTAACCAATACTTTATCTTATTCTTTTTAAAGTAATACCTTGTTACAAGATCATTTGGGCTGATATGTTCGTCTTGTTCGCATTCGTTCTCAAACTCTATACTGTATTCATATATCTTTTTTGCCATTCCTTTTGGAAGATAATAACATTGATGCATTAAAAAATTACTACCATTTTCGTAACGACTACCTTCGATTAAATCCTTTTTTCTCATACTAAAAAATTGTATTACATCATTTGGTCTTTCGTTAATAGCATTTATGCATTTTTTTACAAAGTCATCACACAGTAATATGTCATCTTCTAATTGAACACAAGCATTATCACCCGCCATTTTCCAAGCCTGTTGTGCATTTCTATATGAGGTGTTTTTAAATTTACCAGGATCGGTAAATGTATCGTAACTCACTAACAAATTAGGTATTCTTTCCTTTACGTAATTTGCCATTTCTTCTCGACCATCACAGGTCATCATTATAAATTTAGCCATAATATTTGATTATATAATTATCTGTCTCTATCGTTTTAGACTCTACACCTAATATGTTATCAATACGTTCACTTGTATGATACATTGGATATATATCTGGGTGATTGCATTTACCTTCTTTATAAAACATTAATATGTAACCTGCATAATCTTGTACTTGTTTTAAGTATTGTGGTATTATAAAATTAGGCGTACCATAAAGACCAATCAATATTGTATTAGACTTATCGAACTTACCTCTTGTGTATGTTTCAAATCTGTCTATTAAAAATTTATGTTCTTTGTTCATTCCCCTTGCCCATTCAATTCTTTTACCTATTGGATCAACACCTAAATAATTTTGCGAGTCAATAAAACTAGGTAAGCTAAAATTCGATGTATCACCACAACCTATTTCATACACAAAATGGTTATCATATATCTCATTAAATATACTTAATACCTTGTTGGCTATTAATTCTACATCTTCACCTGTATCATTATACTCTACACCTATTTTATCTCTGTATTGATAAGAATTAAACGTCTTATTTATTAATACTGCGTCTTCGGGATTTGCGTCCATAACCCAATACTTCATTCCTTTATAATTCCACACACTAAAAGGTTTACCCCAAAAAAACTCTTTAGTAGAATATTTTCTAACCTGTTTTGCTACGTCCTTAAATATGACATCATCGTTCCATTCCTCTATAAGAGTGTACCAGTGCGGTGCTCTTGTCGCAAATGTTTTTGCAAACTTCCATTGTGCATTTTCTAAAATGTACTGTAAATCATCTTTATCATACTGCATACCTCTCTTCTTTTTTGCGTTTTTTATCCTTTTGTATTTTCTCTTCGTTCTTTAAACTTGTTAAACGAAAAGCCTCTGCCATACAATTATCTACGGCATCATAAAACTCGGGATCTATATACTTTAACTTTGTTTGTAACGAACTAAGCTTTATCGAACTATCATCAACCATATCGGTTAATACTTGCATTGTATTCATTAACTCCTTGTCGTAAAAACAATACTGTTCAAACATTCTCTCTGCGTGTAATACTGTTGCGTGATCGTATGACTTTTTGCCATTGGCTTTGTAAAATTTACCTATTCGTTCTAACGACCATCCTAAGTTTTTCCTACACATTACAACGTGTAATGACCTGTATGTAACAACCTCTCTTCTTCTTGTGTTTTCAAACACATTATATCCTGTGGTCTTTCGTATCGACCTTGCCCATAATTGAGCCTTAATTTCACTTCTCATAGTGTATCTTCAAAATAATAATTGTTAATGAACTCTGCAACATCTTGGGTGTCTTTGCCTTGTATGTTGTTTTTGTATGCGCTCAAAACGTTTTGTACTTTCATCTTACCTGATTCCCAAAACTCCTTGCTACATTTATAAAACCCTATATCTAACGACTTTTTGTCTATCGCTATAAACTCAAAATCTTCGTAACTCTTACCCCACAACTGTCCATAAATATACGTTTGTACATCATATCCTATTGCATATGCATCTTTACGAAAATTGGATATATTCTGACACGTCTTAAGATCAATTATCTTACCTGTGTCTGTTATTATATCTGCCTTACCTCTAAAAGGTATATCGTCTATCACTCCAAACATTGGTACTTCAAAATTACTGTTACGTAAAGCACCCATTGCTTTTTGATTTACTGTAAACGCTCGTGCTAAACGCTCGGCATCTTGTTTTTCTTTTTGACTATACACATTACCTTTACCGTGTACCTTTTCTAACTCTTTAAACGCAACCCCTTTTGTAAGTGTCTTTGCAAATACTTGCGCATCGAACACGTGTGGCTCTAATATTGCTGCGTGGAATAACCACCCATCTCTTAGTGGCTGTTGGTTTGTTTGATACTTGTCGATGTAATAATACGACTTTGGACTCTTAGCCATCGTCTTAACCTTAGAACTACTAAACATCGCTTTTGAGCAATACCCGTAATAAAATTCATCATCAAACATATGTTCGAGAAGCTGATCTTCTTCCCATACGTCTCCATTTAATAGTGTAATCATTTCTTCTCTGTTAAATATTTAATGTAATTATCTTTGACATATTTATACATTGTTGGTGTAAACGTGTCTAACCAATCTTCGGGTGTGAATACTAAGTGAACATCTTCACCATTGACATATCTTTCTGCCACAATTAAAATTTCTTGTGAATCACCGTGATTTGGTGAGACCGTGTGGCATTCTCTAACGTAAATTGTTACGGGTTGCTTATTCTTCCTTGAAATACTGTTGCTCATATTTTTCTAAATTTGTTACTGCTTCCAGCGCTTGGCGCTGATATTTTAATTTATCCTTACGATACTGTGAAACGATCTTCTCAAACGAATCCTGTTCCATTTCCATACTTGCAACATAAATACCTATGTGCGCGAGTGCTTGACCTAAAACCTTTAATATTTCATTATCGGGTTTTGCCTTCTTCCATTCGATCAACTGATCTGATATCACCTTAAAATTGTTGAGGTACTCTAACTCCTGTACGGTGCGAGTCTTGGCTCTGTAAATTGATTGTCCTTTACTGTCTTTCTCCATATTGTGTGTTTTATTATACGCAATATACAAAAAACTTAATAACTATAAAAGATTAATACTTGTTAATTATCGCTGCACTATTTTCGTTGAGCATATAGCAAGGCTTAAGCACTTTTTTTTTAGTCCATAAGGTTGTATCAGGACACCACATATCTTGTGCTTTAGGCATTTTAATATCATTAAGCCAAAACAAGTAATTACCGTGCGGATCATTTACAAAATATAGTTTGACCTCTTGATCCATTTCCATTAATCTGTCATACTTATACTGCTCGAGCATCTTAGTTTCATAGTGTTTCTTACGAAACTTCATTTCCATTGCACACGTGTTTCCTTTAGGTGTTAATCCTATTGCATCGCAATGCGCACTATTTTCACCTGTCCAATTTAATTGCCATCCATCAATCTGTAACAACGCTATTACTGCTTGTTCAAGCTGATGTACTGTCTTTATATCCATTATCCCATATGTCGTTTAGTTGTGCTATCCATTGTTTCCAAGTTTTACCGCTACAACTACAAGGCTTGAAGAACTGATGATTGTAATACTTCGCGTGTAATTCCGCTATAACATCTTGTGCTGCGGGTGTTAATTTTTTATTTTCTCGCACACTCTTATATAAGTTGTACTCTCTTTTTGTCATTTTTTCCATCGCTCTTCCCAATCTATTTCAATTTCATTTAATTTTACCTGTCGCTCTTTGCAACCGCAAGACTCATAACCTAGTAAATCTATTACTATTAGGTTAACAAGCCATTTAACTCCTGTAACTCGAAAGAGCCACTCTAAACGATCTCCTAATCTTAGTTTCATAAATACTCTTTTAAATGATTATACACTTTCTTATATGTGTTATATAGCGTATAGTAAGGTATTGTTGTTTTTCTTGACAACTCACTTATCTTAACGCCATCACTGACTATTTCAAATACCTTTTGATCAAACCAATATAGCTTTTCTAACTCGTTTACTATTCGATCGTGTGTATCTTCATAATCAGGTGTGTCTTCAACCTGTATATGGTATGCTTCTGTTTCGTAATCTATACTCACGTTTTGTTTTTCCTTTCGTGTCTTGTCAATAAATATTGACTTTAACGTCTTTAGTATATAATAGGTGTTTACCTCTTCGTTATTATACATTACATTTTTTCCTGACGATATAATCTTGTGCATTTTTAAATACATATCTTGGACTATATCTTCTGCCGTATCTTCGTTGCAACCGAAAGCACGAACCATATAAACCCACTCTTCGTGCCTTTCGTGTATTATTTCTAATACTAGTCTAGCCATATCAATATAGTAATGTTAAACATAAGAAAACAAAATTGATGCAATTCATATGGATCTTCTGCAACCCCATCGTCATCAAGAGACGGCTTATAGAATATGTAACCTATAGCCACTCCTGACAACAAACCAAACTTAATTTCTGTATCTCTCAAAATGGTAACTCTTTAATATTAAACTCTTCTTTTTCTCCTATCGGATTAATACCGCCTATTTCAAATCCTACATTATTAATAACGCTACGTAAACGTATTGGATCATCCATTGAGGTGGGTCTTCCACCCGTATCTGTATCTTTAACTTTCCTTACGTGGATATGTGATTGCATCCAATCTGTCGGGTGTTGTGTGTATCTGTGTATTACTAAAAAATCATCTGCTCTATTAACGAACTTCCCCCCTCCTTCTACATCTGCCGCCATTGGGGGGATTGGGTGTTCGCCATACTCGTGACTTATACCGTGCTTAAATCTTAGTGCTGCCGTGTTTGCGTGTGTGTTTAACCATATCGTGCATTTATTTGATTTACAAAACAACCTAAACTCGCTTGTCGCTGTGTAATCATATTCGTGTCCATTCCCGCTATTTGGGTGATCTTTATCTTTTATAAGACTGTTGTACGGATCAATCAAAAACCCTTGAAAATTCCATTGCTTCTTTACTGTCTTTGCTAATGACAATAATTCTCTGTACGAATATAAACGCTCTGTATCTACAAACTTAAAATGTTTATATATCCAATCGGATTTTTCGTCTAACTCTTGCTGTGGTATTCTATTGAGTGGCTTAATCGTCATAAACTCCAATAACTTGCGTATAATGGTGTACGGTTCATTTTCTGACGAAAACACTAACCATTTAACATTGTGCTTTAAACTGTATAATAACATCATATACAAAATTACTGTTGTCTTACCTACGTTGGCGTGTCCTAATATAACATTAAAATTTGTAAACTTAAATCTATAATGTTCATCTATCTCTGGTATTCCTAATCTTAATCCTTCTTTTAACTTACCTGAACGTACGTCATTAATCTTCTTTAATTGGTCTTTAAATTCTACTATCATCGTGTGTTTATTCAATAAAAAAAGGGGGTAAAAACCCCCCTCTTACAAATGTTAATCTAAAATGGTAAATCTGCATTACTATCACGGTCTGGACTGTGATCCTTTGCCGTAACTTTATCACCATTTTTCGGCTTGTACGTGTTTACTTCTCCATAAAAACGACTTGGGTCTTTCATCGATTTTTTTAAATCAAACTGTATATAACCTTTGTCATTCACGTACTGTTTACTTTTGTCTAAAAAACTTTTAAAATCCTCTACGTGTATTGAGCATCTTGAGACTATAAACTCTCTTTGTCTATCGGTTTCTGCTTGTTTACCGAAAAAACCATCTGTATATACTTTATCCATTGTTAACATATTGTTCTATTTGTCTTGCAAACTCTAAAACTTCTTGCGTGTCTGCTGTACGCTGTTGAAAAAACTGTGATGCCGTTGCTGCACTACTTTGTCTAATGATATACTGTTGTGTCTTATCATCACGTGTATTGCTTTTTCCGAAAACCTGTGGCTTAAATTGTGTTTTCATTTCTTGTATCAATTTCGCTGTTTTCATCTGTTCATTCTTAACCTCATACGTTGCATCCTCACCTACCTGTTTCTTAAACTCACCACGCGCTAAAAACGTGTATTGTTCACCGTTGGCAAATCTTGCTTCCCATCTGTTAAATACACCCCCGTCTTTTGGGTTTGCCCACGTTGGAGGGCTTGCTGCAAAAACTTCTGTTACTCTACTTGTCTTCATTTCTAAATAATTCTAATTGTGATTCATAAACTTCTACCCGTGCTTCTAATTCTTGCACTTTACTACGTAACGCTTCAATTTCTTGGTTACGCAATCTCAATACGTCTGCAGAGTGTGTCATCGATCTTTTGATTGTGTGTTCTTCTCATTAACTCTCTTCGAGCATCCGCACGTTCTGCGTCTAATAACTCTGTATCGTACATTGTACGTCTTAATTCGGCATCTGATCTATTTGACCAATACCATTCTTCATAATCGGTATTCCAAAACCGATCGTGTTTACTTGTCCATAAATTCATAATTTGTGTGTTTTAAATTATACTTATTTCAAATATAATAAAAAATATTGAATAAAAAAAACGGGAAGCAGATAAGAACCCGCAACCCGTTTTAATTTGGAAGAAATAACACACAATTATAGTAATTGTAAGGCTAATATATGCAAATAAATACAAACAACGTCATTTATAACTATGCATTTTTATTTTTTCTGTATAATGATCAATCATTTCTTGTAGTTCGTATGTAGCAAACTTAACAATTTCTTGCGACTTTTTGTGTAATAAGTCACTTGTAGCTTTACCTAAATATAAAGAGTAACGGTATTGTTCACCTTGGTTATACATATTGCATTTAACGCATTGTGGCTTCACGTTATCTTCATCCCACCTTGTGCTATAATGTTTTCTGCTCATAAAGTGTCCTGCTTGTATACCATCGTTTTTCCAATGTCCTTGCTTACCGCACGTTACACAGGTACAAACACCTCTTTTATCTGCATTAGATAACCTAATATACTGACTAAAGACTACATCTAACTTCTTTACAAGTTTAGATCGTGTAGGTTTTTTTGCTGTTTTCGGCATTGTCTTTCTTGGTTGTTTCAATAAATCTGATATATTGTACATATGTACATTAATAGTACATATACATTAATAGTATAGTAATAATATACAATATAGTACATTTATTGTACAATAGTCTTTTAGTGTAGACTATTTATGATGCTTGTTACCGAAAATCTTTTCCGTGCCTCTACTGCCAAAGTAACCGATAAAAACGATTTGGAGTAGCTCTTTTACGACTTCTAACTCTTTTAGACCATAAGCCCACCCAAAAACAAAAGCCACCGTTAGAAACGCTAAGGTTAAAGGACGCACGTTTTGTGCTAACCAAGATTGTGATTTAGAGTCTGCAACCCATCTTTTAGTAATACCGTCAAACTCGTGTATTTCTTGATCTAGTTTGCGTAAGGCAATTTGTTTATCAGCTTCTGACATTTCACTACCACCAATAAGGGTACGAACGACATTACCAATAGGGGTGTCATTAGCAAGGCTGCCAACGACTGCAGGAATCTTATTAAGTAGAAACTGACCAACTTTTGTGTCTTTAAATTTTTTCTTATTACTCATTTAACGTATTTCCTACTGTATTAGTAAGTCCATATAACGTCTGCGTGTTTTTCAGGATCGTTGTCCACGTGTATGAATGTGTCTGCAATACCGAAACGATTGAATCCTGCTTTTTGCAAGCTGTCAATAATAATCCATCTGCTTCTTGAATCGGTACAATGCAGGTCTGCTGCATATCCGTAACAATGTGATGAATTTTTACTACCTTTAATGTGCTGATTTCTTTCTTTCGTACGATACCCGCTGTTGATTTTAAAGGGTATTCCTGCAATAGTTCTTGCGTTGTCGAGCATCTGTAAAGTTCTCGGTTGCATATTAACACCGCTACCTTCAAGATCAGGGGAATCAAATTCACTTAGTCTAAAATGTTTTAGTTCCATTATTTAGGTGGGTTTCGTTTATCATCAAAATCCATAGCTGCCTTTAGTATAATTTTGTCCATAACGTTTTCTTGGTTTTCGAGCATTTGTCTTTGTAACTCAATCACCATACCTTCTAAATTATCTTTAGCTTGTACTAAAAGTTCTATTTGATGTTCTTTTTTGTCTAGTGCTGATTTAAGTGCTGTAACGTCATCGGGCTTTGTGCCTGTAATACTAGATATTATAATAGGAATACTTGCTGCAATAGTACCGATCAACATCATTACAACCTCTTTATTAGAATCTAATACAGGAAACTGTAACAAAGTAACAATAATGCCTACAACAAACAAAAATATAAACAAGCTACCTGCGTAGTGTCTTATCTCTTTCGCTACTCCATTTCTAGGCATTTTCATTTTATCTGTTTGTAGATTTTAGTTAACGTGTATATTATAGTCAGTATAAGTACTACTGTCTGTAATTGCGTATTTATGTTTGGCATAGTACTAAAAACTATTGCACCTAAGTTAAGTC